ACTGCATCAAACTTATCAAAGACACTTGTATCCATACCATTTTCCATCATATGTCCACGGGTAGCTCTGAATCCATTAATCTCTAAATGACCCATCGCAACTTTACTGGTGGACTCATCTATTGCCTTCTTACTTTCATCATAGTTCTCAACATTAATCCAAGGTAAAAGAAGAATATTTAATCCACCTACCTCAATCTCAGTTGCGCTTGAATGTGTGACTATGTTTGGGTAGTTTTGTAATAACAACTCAGGTGAGTTAATTTCATTCGTATTTTTATAATAACAATCATGATTACCTGCAATTGAATATACCTTATACTTTTTCAATGGTTCAAATACAACTCTCTTAGACCACTGCAAACTATAATAGTCAATTGATTTACGACCATCAAATATATCACCCATATGAATGATAGTATCAATATTATTTTTCTCTAACTCAGGAAAGAATATATTAGTAAAGAATTTTTCAAAATACTCATGAAGATGCTTAGAACCTTTTCTAGCACCGAAATGAGTATCGGTTATAATTGCTATCTTCATCTATTATTTGATTTGTATGCGATATTATCTTTGATTGTATTATAGTCAGAACTACTACCTGACATTGCATTGTCATCCACATTCATTACTTCATCAAATCCACTTCTCTCAATAATCTTTGTTTTAATATCTAATTGTTTCTTTTCCTTCTGTATGCGTCTGAGAAAGGCATAGTGTATAATCTGTGTAAAGTATGCAAAAGGGTTGCGAGACTTCTCTGGATCGAAATTATGAATGTATTGGACACAATTTTCAATTCCATCAGATATCATATCATCACGAAACATATAATTTACAAAGTTCGGTTTATACGATAGATGTGTTGCAATCTTTAAAAAACACTCTCCAAGATAGTTTGTAATTCTTGGTTTTGGTAAATCATTTTCTTTTGCGTGAGCAACTTTCTCTCGATAGACAATTAGTGCTTGCAGTAGTTCTTTATTATTTACATAGTGTTCAGACTTCTTTCTAGGCATTTGTTTTGTCCGTCTTAACTAACATTTATTATAACATATTTTGAATACTTGACAAGTCCTTAAAATATGTGTACAATAACTCTGTAAGGGTTGAAGGGAACAAACTAGCTTTCTTTATTAGTATTAAAGGGTTTCTTCCAATCTTCTTCAAATTTTTTACGAGCATCCTCGACACTTGAGACATATCCCATTTTTTTATCTACTTTAACCTCTCCACCAGAGGGTAAAAGTTTCGTCATATCATCTTGATTTTCTTCTTCAACGTATCTTTGATATATTTTTATAATTTTTTCATCTTTAATTTCAGTCATAGTAATAATTTTATCAGTTTGAAATATAAACATATCATCATCTGCTAGTTCCATCCAAGGTTTAATTTTTACATATAATCCGTTATTGATCATTTTCATAGTAACAGGAGTATGAGCGATAACAATTGATTCTTCACCAGTTTCATCAACGCAAACTGATGCGAGGATTTCCTCTCCCGATACTAATTTAATAACAGCAATAAATTCTTCTCCCATATTGATATTTATAATCTATTCTAAAGGCAATATAGTGGCAACAATAATTGTGCGAGGTTGATATTTTGGTAGTTCAAAATTATGTCTGCCCTTAAATAATATTATATCATCTTCTTTTGGATCATGTTCATCCTCTCCACAAAATGTTCTAGCTCCAGAGGGTGTTAAGTAAAATATCATATTCATATGTTTAAATGAATGATCTTCATGAGGAGGAGTTTTCCTTGTATCAGGTGTTGGAAATGTCATATTTGCATTAATTCTTAATATTAGATATTTTTTAAGTGGGTTTGATTCTTTGGTAAGACAAATGTTATTATATTCAATAGTATCATGTACAAGTTTGCATGCATCATTGCCAAAATCTGACCACATTTTACTATAATGTCTTAATTCTGGTCTTTCTAAAAAAACATGACTTAGAAAATAAGTATTATTATATTCATTATTTGGATTATAACAATTTTCTACAGAAGTTGGATAGTAATACCAAGAAAACTCTTTACCTAAAATGGTTTTCTTAAGATTTTTATATCCTTCAGTTATATTATTTTTAAGTTTATAGATCATATTATGAATGTTTTAAAATAGTAATAACGTTATTATGTTTAGTTAATATTCTATTGCGATCTACTTCCTTTATATTATCTACAAATTGTTTAACTTCTTGTTCCTTATTGTAAAATTCATATTCTTTCTTAATTTTATCTCTGTTAAACCAATCCAATCCATATAAAATTTGAATATAGTTAAGTGCTCCGAATAATCCCCATGAAGTATGAATATCTTCTTTTTGTGGTAGTCGATTTTTCCATATTTCTAAGTAATCACTTAGATTATTACTTAACTTTAAGTTATTTTTAATTTCTTTCCAAAAAGGTGTGTTCTCTTTTTTAATTAAGTAATGTGCTTGTACGTAATCAAAAATATTATCAAATATATTATTTACTTTACGATTACAAGTATCCATATCATACGCAGGTAAAAAATGTAAGAAACAAAACATCTGTTGAATAACACTACCTATTGAAGAAGCTTCTAAGGGTTCAATAAAACTTTGTGATAATCCTATGGCATAACAATTATTCTCCCATGCTTTTTCTAGTCTACCTGTATCAAATTTAAAATGCTTAGTAATATTAATTTTGTGACCATAATGTTTTTCCATTTCCATATGAGCAGTATCTGCATCTATAAATGAATCAGAAAAAACATATCCATTACCTGTTCTTGTTTGAGTTGGTATACTCCAACTCCAACCATACTCTTGTGCTGTAGAGGTTGTATATTCATGATACTCATCCATTTCATCTGTAGAGAAAGTAATAGCTGAGTTTACAGGTAAGTTAGAATATGATTTCCATTTACGATCTTTTGTGAGAAATCTTTTAAAACCACTACAATCAAGAAAAAAGTCTGCTTTATATTCTTTTCTATCTGAGCATACTGAAAAAATATTATTTTCTTTGTGTTTTATATGAGTTAAATCATCTACAATTACTTTAATATTTCTATCTTTACAAACATTAGTAAGATAATTATTTAATTCAAAGGTATCAAAATGAAATTGTCTTGTACATAAATTATCTAACTCAAGTCCTTTTGTCCAATAAAATGGAGATTGTAATTTTTGAACATTATGAGATATTAAATGCCCATAAATTAAAAAATAATCACCCATCATTTGAGTATATCTTGAATCTATTGAATGTAAAAAATCATTTTGACTCCAATTTTTAAAATGTACACCCAATTTAAATGTAGCATTTGCTTGTTTAATAAAATTAAATTTGGGTATTCCAAGATAATCGCAAAAATCTGACCAGTGTTCAGTTGAACTTTCTCCAACACCAACAATTCCTACTTTAGTTGATTTAATAATTTTAACATTTACATTAGGATAAGTATGCTTCAACATCAATGCAGATATTAATCCTGCTGTTCCACCTCCTACAATAATAATATTCATTAATTTTTTAAAGGTATATTCACAATATCATAATTAAAGTTTTCTTGATTGTAAATTTTAATTCTTTCAATCAAGTGATTTAGTGTGTAGTTCTTTCTCTTATTATAACTTATATCGTCAGCAATGTCATAGAGTGTTGCTTTAAGTTTACGATCACCCTTTCTTAAAACTCTTCCAATAGATTGAAGATTCCGAATTCTTGATTTAGAAGGACTAGCAAATATAACGTTGTGAAGGTTTTTAATGTTAATTCCTGTGGAGAAAGTTCCATATGATGCGACTATTATAGCATTGTTTTCTCTTTCTGTGATCGCACGAACATTTTCTCTGTCTTCGGTTTCTACACCACCATGTACAAAAAAGACATGTCGATTATCAGATTTGCTCTTATTTATTAATTCAAATAATGGTTGTCCATGTGCTTCAACACGACTATAAAGTATCAAAGTATTACCATTTAAATCCAGTGCAAGATTTTTAATAAAGTTATTTCTTCGATTATGACTGATAATGTATTGTATTTCATCTTCAAATGTTTCAAATTTATTCGGTGAGTGTTTCAATAGCAACACATTTATATCCAAAGTGGCAACATGTCCCTTCTTCATTAGTTCTTCGGTCTTTATAATCTTATAAGAAGGACCGAATAAACCCTCCAAAACCCACTTATGTGTCTGTGTTCCATCAAGAGTTCCTGTAAATCCGTAACGATATTTGGCATCTGCAAGTTTCGTCATTATAGATACTAATGATTTTGATTTAAACTGGTGAGCTTCGTCCCCAATTACCACAGAAAATCTTTCAAAATACTTTCGGGGGAGCTTGTAGATTGATTGCCAAGTAGTAATTATGACCTGAGAGTTTGTCTCTCTTTCTTTACCAGCGTATATCTTGTGGCAAAATGAACCTACGTCCCAGCCATAGTCTGAAAAATCTTTATACATCTGTTCTACTAGGGAAGTCGTCGGAACGACTATCAGAGTATTTTTCCCTTTCTCAACAAAATATCGAACAATCGAATATATCATCAGAGACTTACCCGATGCAGTTGGGGATATCAACAACTTTCTATTATGTCTTAGAGCGTCGTATACTCCCTCTACTTGGTAAGAACGAGGTTTGAACTTACAAATAGAATTCATATAATCTTTTACACCTTCCTTCGAGATGAACTCGTTTACTTCAAATGGAAGTCCGTAAAACTCGCTGTCTACAAATGAATACTTATATCCGTGATCTCTACAAAATTGGATTACTTTATCTAATAATCCAACATATATTTCTCCTTTCTGTGGATTAAAAAGTCTTATCTTACCATCCCAGTACTTCTTTTGATACTGTGGCATGAACTTTGCGCCAGGTACTTCAAACGTGAAACTATCTGACAATTCATAATATACATGTGGTTCTGCCTCAACCTTTAGGAAGACCTCATTTTTCTTTGAAATAACCAAGTGAGACATAAGATCTCCATCACTGGGTTATTTATATTAGAATCCTGACTGAAATTTTTGCCACTCAATAGCATTTTTGATTTGATATGTGCGACCTGAGACATTACGAATTATCTCTTCAAGAAATTTAAGTGTGACATCATAATACTTTATCTTCATCTCTGATGTACTTAACTTCTCATCTGCCTCCATATGCCTTTGTATTGCGTCTTTCTCTCTAACCTTATACGGAAATGGATCTTCTGCATAAACCTCTGCAGATGCCTTTCCTGTGTAATAGTTATATCTTTCTAAACGAATACGATTATATGAATCTCTTGCCTTCTCTCTCAGTAACGAAATAGTATTATATATCGTGTAGTATTTTGAATGAAGTTGAGGTATTTTTAATGATTCATTATGTAGATTATCAGGATCAATGTT